TGCTAGTAGAAAACCAAACAGTAGAACAATGGTGTCAGGAGAACGGCTATAACAAAAGTGGATTGTCCAGGTTACGCAGAGGTAATCAAAAGACTTACAAAAACATAATAGCAATGGAGTATGCAAGTGAGCGAGACTAAAACCATAGACACTCTGGTGGCTGACATTTATAATCTTGTCAACACTGGAAAAAAGAAACCAGATCAGGAAGCCTTGTTCGCTTTGGGTAGTACAGTTATGGATGCCGTCAGGCGTCAGTTATGGATGGCTACCTCAGACATGCCTGGTAGGCTACGCATGTCTAATATAGGCAAACCATGCAGTAGGTCTCTTTGGTATGATGTTAACGGGGATGACAAAGTAGAGTCTCTCAGTCCTGAGACACGTTTAAAGTTTATGATCGGTGACATTGTAGAAGCTCTTGTGATTTACCTAGCCAAGGAAGCTGGGCATTCTGTTACTGAACAACAAGCAGAAATTGAAATGGAGGGCATTAAGGGTCATATCGATTGCGTAATAGATGACGAGCTTGTCGATATTAAATCTGCATCTTCGTTTGCCATGAAGAAATTTAAAAACGGTACGTTACCTGATGACGATCCTTTTGGTTACATCTCTCAGATTAGTGGCTATGGCAACGCACTTGGTAAAAAACGTGGGACATTCCTTGCTTTCGACAAAAGCAGTGGGGAACTGGCTACATACACGCACTCTCAATTGGAGAACACTGAGATCAAGATTAAAGAGGTCAAGGCAGCTGTAGCTCTACCTGAGCCGCCTGACAGATGCTTTGAGACAATTAAGGACAGACAAACAGGTAGGCAAAAGCTGGGCGTCAACTGTTCCTACTGCTCTCACAAACATACTTGCTGGGCTGGAGAGCTAGACCTTAAATTTAGATCAGGACGCCCTGTGTTCTTTGTAGGAAAGGCAGACGAAAATGTCCACACTTTCTGATGAGCAACTTAGTGATTTAGCAGAGGCGTATAGTTGTGAACAGATTATAGACATACTTGGTCTGGAACCTATACAATTGCTGCTTGCTTTTAGCGAAGAAGTAAATTATTATATAGCTGACTTTAAACTCCGACCTGTGGATTGCCATGACCTTTAAATCAAACGAAAACCCAATGTTCCGCTCTAAGTTTAGCGAGGACATCTTTAAACAAAAGTACGCCCACCAAGGTTGTCACACTTGGGCAGACTTGGCTAAGACCCTGGTCGATGATGTGTGCGGAGAGTTTTTGCCCAAAGATGAACTAAAAGACTTAACAGAGATTATCACTAACCTGCAATTTATTCCAGGCGGCAGGTATTTGTATTACGCTGGGCGTCCTTCAAAGTTTTTTAACAATTGTTATTTGCTAAGGGCAGAAGAAGACTCTAGGGAAGATTGGGCAGACCTAAGCTGGAAGTCAGAGAGTTGTCTAATGACAGGCGGCGGCATTGGTATTGACTACTCTGTATACCGACCAGAGGGGGCCGGTCTGAGTAAGACAGGTGGTCTCGCTTCTGGGCCTATTCCAAAGATGCAGATGATCAACGAAATTGGCCGTAGGGTAATGCAGGGAGGTAGCCGTAGGTCAGCTATCTATGCAAGCCTTAACTGGAAACACCGGGACATTGATACGTTTTTAAATAGCAAAAACTGGTACGACATGCCAGTTGGTAGCACGGGATTTACTGTCGGTCAGATTAAGGAGCAAGACTTTAACTTTGCTGCACCCCTGGACATGACTAACATATCTGTCAATTATGATACAGAGTGGCTTTTAAATTACTGGAACACAGGTAAGGTTGGTGATGTTTTTAAGAATAATGTACGTCAAGCACTGAGTACAGCGGAGCCAGGATTTAGCTTTAACTTCTTCGACAAAGAAAACGAAACTTTACGGAACGCTTGCACTGAAGTCGTAAGCGATAGAGATAGTGACGTTTGCAATCTTGGAAGCTGCAACCTTGGACGTATTGATAACCTAAAGGACTTCAAAAAGGTTGTAACACTGGCAACAAAGTTTTTGTTATGCGGTACGGTAAAAGCTGAGTTGCCTTATGACAAGGTCTACAAAGTCAGAGAGCAGTACCGTCGCCTTGGTCTTGGCCTAATGGGTATGCACGAATGGCTTATCAAACGAGGGAGTCGTTATGAGGTTACGCCAGAGCTTCACAGATGGTTACGGGTGTATAAGAGCATGTCTGATGCTACTAGCTCTAGTTTTGCTAACGATCTTAGCGTTTCCGTTCCTATTGCTAACAGAGCTATTGCGCCAACGGGGAGTATTGGTATTCTTGCTGGTACTTCTACTGGCGTCGAGCCTATATTTGCTGTGGCCTATAAACGCCGCTACTTAAAGAACGGTACTAAGTGGCACTATCAGTACGTTGTAGATTCTGCTGCTCAGGAGTTAATTGATTTGTACGGGGCAGATCCGGAAAACATCGAATCAGCTTTAGACTTGGCAAGCGACTACAAACGTAGGATAAAATTCCAAGCGGATGTACAAGATTATGTGGATATGTCTATTTCCAGCACAATCAATCTTCCCCAGTGGGGCAGTAAAGAGAACAATGAAGATACTGTCAGTGATTTTGCTACTACTCTTGCCGACCATGCTCACAGGTTGCGGGGTTTTACTGTTTACCCTGATGGTTGCCGGGGAGGACAGCCCCTCACCCCCGTCGCCTACTCCGACGCTTTGGGAAAACTGGGGGAAGTCTTTGAAGAATCCATCGAAACCCATGACATCTGTGACATCACCGGACACGGTGGAAGCTGTGGAGTCTAGCAATGTACGGTGAAGTTTTCTATTCTGGAGAGGTCGTCCCTAATCTTACACCTGACTTCTGCGAAGCTATAATACAATTGTCAAACAACGTAGAAGAACAAGAATCTACAGTTTTAGGAAACGACAGTGATAATGTCAGGACTAATTCAATCTTTCCTATTGACAACGAAGACTTTAAAAAGTTGGTGTTTTCTTGGGTAGAGAAAGCTAACTATGAATGTGGGTGGTGGTTTGATTTAGAAGGATTAGAGAACCTACAGCTTAGTAAATATAGCGAAGGTGAAAAATATAGTTGGCATTATGATATGATTCCAGGAAACAAGGTAAGAAAACTCAGCTTTACTGTTTCCTTAAACGATGACTACGAAGGAGGAGACTTTCAATTTAGTTTTGGAAAGCCAAATTGGAAGTACAAAAAGAGAACAATTCCAGAACCAGCATTGAACACCAAGGGAAAGTTTGTGGTCTTCCCCAGTTATTACTTTCACAGAGTACTACCAGTGACTAAGGGTACTAGGTACAGTTTGACTGGTTGGGCATACGGACCACCTTTTAGGTAGACAGTGTGCAACAATTGTGTTATAATTAGTAACAAGGAGTGCCAATAGTGGGCTTCTTAATTATCTCGCCATAGGGAGAAAGTTATGTTTCCAAGTAATGCTACACTAGGTTTCGAGCGTCTGTTGGATAATGTCCTCAAGGTCCAAGATGTTATGACAGGCGACAACTACCCACCCCATAGCGTTGTTAAGACGGGACAAGACAGCTTTGAAGTAGCAATGGCAGTTGCGGGCTTTTCTGAAAACGACGTAGTTGTGGAGGTAAAAGAAGATATCTTGCACATATCTTCTGAGGGATTGGACAACAAAGACGAGGACAAAGAAGTTCTATTTAGTAGAGTAGCTTCCAGACCCTTTAAAAAGATGTTCCTGTTAGGAGAACATATATTTGTCCATGCAGGTACATTGAAAGATGGTATGCTTAGAATTAAATTAGAGCGTAAGCTACCATATGAAAAGAAACCTAAACGTATAAAGCTAAACTAATACTATGGGGGCGCTTCGGCGCTCCCTTTTTATATGCCCAGTATACCCTTGGGCTTTTCTTCTTCTTTCTTTTCCGCAGCGGTAGACAGTAATCCCCTAGGCGGGACTTGTCGTGTTTCCTCAACCCTTTCAGAAGGAGACTGGAAAAATTTCTGATCGTCTAAATCTGCCAGCCTTGTCTGAATTTGATTTTGGTCAAGGCCCTGTTTAAGCAGCAACTCTATCATCTGCTTACGTTTCTCATCTTCACCATTGTTGGGGATAGGCTGTGGTACTTGTGCAGTAGCGCCAGTGTTCACAGCTGGGGC